AAATAATCAAAATCGATTTAAGATAATATGGAAGAAGAGTTTTATGCCACAATGAAACTAACATCTGGTGAAGAAGTTGTAGCAAAAGTTTGTTATGACAAAGATGATGATGTTGTTATTGTTTTCAATCCTCGTGTGGTTGAGAAAATTGAAATGAAAAAAAAGAATATGATTGTAGAAGGAATCGTGTTCGATGATTGGATAAATGCTACTGAGGAAGATATGTTTATTATTCCTCGTAATCAAATTATTACAATGGTCGAACTCGATAAAAGAATTGCTGGATTCTATGAAGATCATTTAGACGATAAAAGTCTGTATAGAAAATCAAGATCCTCTGAACCTAAATCAAATTCAAAAAGACAAAACCCCAAGAACCATGAAGGTTACTTAGGGTCTATTAAAGAAGCTAAGAAGTTATTAGAAGAGATATATAACAAATCTTGAAAGCGCCACATTGCTATTATATACGGATTTGAAACCTCTGTCAAGCCCCTTTACAAAATCCATTTGGTGTGTTACAATACGAACACGAATGGATACCACCAATGCTAGTAGTAGATAAACCAATGGGTAAAAGGACAACTAAAGAAAATTATGTAAACAACCGAGAGTTCTTAGATGCCCTTATGGTTTATCGGCAGAAGGTTGCTGCTGCCAAAGAATCTGGTGATCCTAAACCAATGGTTCCCAATTATATTGGAGAGTGCTTTCTTAAGATTGCTACACACCTATCATACAAACCAAACTTTGTCAACTACATGTTTAGGGAAGATATGATTTGTGATGGCATTGAAAATTGCCTTCAGTATATTGATAATTTTAATCCAGAAAAATCTACTAATCCATTCGCTTACTTTACTCAAATTATCTACTATGCTTTTCTGCGTCGTATTCAACGAGAGAAAAAGCAACTAGAAATCAAAACCAAGATTCTTGAAAGGTCAGGGTTTGATGAAGTTTTGCATATGGATAGTCACAGCGGTGACATGTATGGTTATAATAGCAGCAGTGCTGATATGAACAGCATCAAAGAAAACCTTGAAATGAGATCTAAACGATGACAATTGCCCTTATTACTGACCAACACCTTGACGGAAGAAAAGGTAGCGTCGCGTTCTGGGAATATTTCAAAAAGTTTTATGATGATGTGTTCTTTCCTACACTAGAAAAGCATAACATCAAAACAATTATTGACCTGGGAGATACCTTTGACAATCGCAAAGGTATTGACTTTAATGTTTGGAATCGTGTGCGTCGGTATTATTTCCAACGCCTAGAAGATATGGGAGTTTATGTCCACATGATACTTGGTAATCATTGTGTATACTATAAGAACACCAACGAAATTAATTCACCAGAACTTCTACTAAAAGATTTTAGTAACATTGAAATCTATTCAGAACCAGAAACGGTAATGATTGAGGATACTAAAATCCTCATGTTGCCATGGATTAACTCGCAGAACTATGATGAGACCATGCGTTGGATTGAAGATACCAATGCCGAAATTGCTATGGGTCACTTGGAGTTGAATGGATTTGAAGTTACTCCTGGTATGAAGATGGATCATGGCATGGATGCTTCTATCTTTTCTAAATTCAAACAAGTATTTTCTGGACACTACCACCACAAATCATCGCGTGGTAACATTACCTATCTTGGTAATCCGTACCAGATGTTCTGGAATGATTATAAAGACGAGCGAGGATTTCATCTCTATGAACCAAAGACAAATAAACTCAAGCGGGTCAAGAACCCTTATGAGATTTTCACGAAAATCTATTATAATGATTCTACTGATTCTCATCTCAGCGTCACTCCCGCTGAGTGTACAAATACTTTTGTCAAGATTATCGTAGAAGATAAAAAAGATTATCTAGCATTTGAGAAGTATGTAGATTCAGTATTTGCTTCTCAACCGCATGATGTTAAAATTATCGAGACTTTGGTTACTAGTGATATTGAAGACACAGAAGAGAATGTAGAAATCAAAGATACTCTATCACTTCTAAATGAATACATTGACGAAGTAGAGATATCCGTCAACAAAGACAAACTCAAGAATATTATGAAAACCCTATATATTGAAAGCTGTGAGGTAGTATAATGTTCCTCATCACCCTTAAAGAGCATCCCGATGGCGTATACTCAGTCATTGACGACGAGGGTGATCATGTGGTATACTTCTTTGAAGACGAAGACGATGCCGATAGGTATCTCGGATTATTGGAAGCTAACGATAAAGATGGCGACCTCCCACCTCTCAGAACATATGAAGTTGATGCTAAAGCAGGCATCAGTATGTGTGAACTGAGAGGAATGAAATACATTGTAGTTGAACCTGACGACATTATTATTCCTCCGCCAAATTATGATAATCTTCAAGACGATTAAATGGAAGAACTTTCTTTCAACTGGTAATCAGTTCACTGAGGTTGACCTGACCAGTAAAAAAAGCACTATCATTGTAGGTTCTAATGGCGCAGGAAAGAGCACCATTTTGGATGCTCTTACATTTGCTTTGTTTGGTAAACCTTTTAGAAAGATTAATAAACCCCAACTGATCAACTCAATCAATCAAAGTGATTGTGTTGTAGAACTTAATTTTGATGTTGGTAAGAATAAATACCAAGTGATTCGTGGTATTAAACCAGCGAAGTTCGAAATTTATCAGAATGGTGCTCTTCTTAATCAAGATGCTTCTGCTGTAGATCAGCAAAAACATTTTGAGCAGACCATTCTCAAAATGAATTACAAATCATTTACTCAAATTGTGGTGCTTGGGTCATCGACCTTTGTGCCTTTTATGCGTCTTCCTCTCGCTGCTCGCAGGGAAATTATTGAAGACATCCTTGACATTCAAATCTTCTCAACCATGAATGTCAATCTTAAAGAGAAGATTAAAATTATTAATGATGAACTGAAAGACCATGAATATAAATTCTCTTTGATTAAAGAGAAGATTGACATGCAAAAGCAGTTCATGCTTGACATTGAAAAGAAAAACAAAGAACACATCCAAGAGAAAGAAAATAAGAAAGAAATTCTTTTAACTGAAGCTCTAAATTATGAGACACAAATTCTCGATAACGACAAGGAAATCAACGTTAAGACCACTGCCGTTTCAGACACGTCGAAAGTTAAAGCAACGATCGCTAAGGTTGACTCGCTCAAGAACAAAATTACAACCAAGCAAAAGTCATATAATAAAGAAAAAGTATTCTTTCAACAGAATGATTCATGCCCGACCTGTGGGCAATCGATTGAGGAACATTTTAAACAAGAAAAGATCCAAGTTCTCACGGATAAACTTGCTGAGGTGGAGAAAGCAATGTCTGATTTGGGACAACAACTTTCCAATCTCCAAAGTCAAGAGAATACCTTTGTTCTTCTGATTGATGAAATAAACGAACTCAATCTAAAGAACCGACAACTAAAGAATGACATTACCTCACTTCATCGACGTATTGAAGAACTGGACGACGACATCAGAAAACTGCGGAATTCAGATGTCAATCAACGGGAGCAGTTTTCGATACTTAAATCCCTCAGCGAAGATGGGAAGCGAATCCAAGAAACGATTTCAGAAACAAAAGAAGAAAAAGATTGCCTCCTCACAGCGGCGCAGTTACTCAAAGACTCGGGGATCAAAACGAGGATCATCAAAAAATATCTCCCGACGATGAATAAACTCATCAATGGGTATTTGGAAAAGATGGAGTTTGCTTCCAGTTTTACCCTTGATGAAAACTTTGAAGAAGTAATCAAATCACGTTACCGAGATGAATTTAGTTATGAATCTTTTAGTGAAGGAGAAAAAGCTAGGATTGATATCGCTCTGTTGCTTACTTGGCGTAGCGTTGCTAAACTTAAGAATAGCGTGGATACTAATCTTCTAATCCTTGATGAAATCTTTGACGGGTCACTTGACCAAAATGGTAACAGCGACTTAGGATGGATTCTTAAAACTTTTGATGAGAAGACAAACGTATTTGTTATTTCTCACCGCGACAATATGGCAGATAAGTTTGATCGTTGTCTACGATTTGAGAAACATAAAAATTACTCATACGTTACTGAAGACACATTAGACTAACTTAACAGGGGTTGCTTCGGCACCCCTTTCGTCGTATAGTAGGTTCATCAACGAAAGAGACCCATGTTAAACGTCGAAGTCAAGGGCAACCTCGCTCGCCTGCTCGCCACCGAGAACCTTATTGTAGAGCACCGCCCTGTTGAGACGGCGATGTTTAACGTGAAAGATCGTATCTTGACTCTTCCTATGTGGGAGCGGGCATCTGCCAACGTATACGATATGCTGGTGGGTCATGAAGTAGGACATGCTATCTACACTCCCGATAAGTGGGGTGATGACTATGGCATTCCTCAGTCCTATCTAAACGTGTGTGAGGATGCTCGTATTGAGAAACTCATGAAGCGTAAGTTTCCTGGCCTTGCTCGTAACTTCTATTCTGGTTACAAAGAACTTCAAGATCAGGATTTCTTCTGTATCGGTGAACGTGAACTGGATAGTTATGCTCTGATTGACCGCATCAATCTTTACTTTAAGGTTGGCATTCATGCTGGCGAAGTATTCACTTGGAAACCTGAGGAGAAAGTGCTGGTAGATGAGCTTGCTAATGCCGAAACTTTTGAGCAAGTTGTGGATGTTGCTCGCAAGATTCTCGCATACACTGAGCAACAGGAACAACAGCAGGTTGTAGAAGCACAGGCAGACCTCCAGCAATCTACTCAAGGTGGGGGTGATTCCACTCAAGGTGGGGGTGATCCTACCGATGGTGAAGGTGATCAACCTCAGCAAACTTCTGGCGACGGCAACCAAACTAAGGGTGCTGATTCCGATCAACCTGATGGTCAGGGTGAAGGTGCTACCAATGGCGGTGGTCAAACTAATACGCTTGAGTCTGAAACTGACAAGGCATTCACTGAGAATCAGAAACAACTCATTAGTCAGTATCCTCGCTCTCAGCACCTCAACTACATTGAGCTTCCTGACCTTAATGTAGATTCTTTTGTCATCAGCAACAAAGAAGTGCAAGATGATTGTAACATTAGTTTCAATGAGCAGGCGCAAGTTCTCTTCAAAGAAGTTGACAATCAGTATCTGAAGTTTCGTGCTGAAGCTCAACGTGAGGTTAACTACCTTGTGAAAGAGTTTGAGATGCGTAAGTCTGCAGACCAGTATGCTCGTGCTAGCACCGCCAAGACTGGGGTTCTTGATACTGCTATGCTTCATACCTACAAGTGGAATGAAGATGTGTTTAAGAAAATCAATGTTGTGCCCGATGGTAAGAATCATGGTCTGATTTTTATCCTTGACTGGTCTGGTTCT